TTCATGAAGGACTTTATCGCCACAAATGGCGTCATAATCATGGAGTAGTATGACGCATCTGCGCGCGACCGTTGCCGGGTACCATCCATAGCCAAATACGTTTCCTCCAGAGTGTCCGGAGCACCCGTACCCCGCAATCTTGCAGGGATGAGCAGCTCAACGAACTCTCTGGCATAGGTATGGTATTCAGCGTTTGGAACAATGGAGTTCCTCACGGCATTGATTCGATTCGCAACGGTTGCAACATCGTTGTTAAGCGAATCTACGGGAGCCACAGCAGGATTAGTGACTAACGGAATGGTCAAAGCACGGGCATATTGCATCCCGTCTTCATGGACTAGAGGATAAGTGGCTTGATAATGGATGTCATCAAGCACTCCAACATCTCTATTCACAATCGGTCCAGCAACACTGGCCAACGACGGCAGTGCTGCATATAACAACACTGCCGTGGTGGCTGCATCTGTATTACCAGGAACTTCCTGGTTATACATCCTCTCAAAGTCGGAATAAGAGAGTGGTTTGTTGGCTAACCGTATCTTGGTGGTCAACGCTTCGTATAGCTTCAGTGGAATTTGACAGCTAACTCGACCTTTCTTCAGCTGCACTGAGACAAAGGCATTGCCTTGTTCATCAGTGGAGGTGAAGCATCGGGCTTCAGAGGAGGATACGACTAAGCGTTGCATCAGTATCCTACCTGAGAGCAAGCGATGCCATGGCCCGTACGTGATAGTAACGGGAACGATCAGGACTAGCCTACGACTAGGCTCCCATCCAAAGATCTTCCATGACGACACCATACAATGTATGGTGCACCACCAATAATCAACAGAGAACTCATCATGCGACAAGTCCCACAGTTGATGTCGGTACTCTTGTGATCCATTTACCATGACTACGACGTGATCGTCTTCGTCAAAATAGTAAAAACCATTCAGCACTTTGCCTGTTAAGGCCTGTGGCACAAACGTATACATCAGGATTGGTCTACCATATGAAATCCAGTAAGGCAACTCAGCATAATAATCCACATCCACCATGGAAAGCAGTGAATGTTTTGGGACTGAGTCTCTCTTTACTGATTGCATAAGATCCCGAGGTGTATAATAAAGTCGTTCACCTTGGCCGGCCTCCCTGCTAGATGGGCTAACAGTGTACTTAACCAATCCTAGACTATGAGCTGATTGCTCAATAATCGAGGTTGCAAAGTTCCT